TACATTCAAATACAACATCTTCATTTAAATGAGGAAATGTATTTTTCATATATTCTCTAAATGCTAAAGAATCATTAGTTAATAAATTATCACTAATTAATTTTTTAATTTTTGCTTGACTTCGTTCGCCTTCCCACTCGGTAATTATAAATGATAATCTAGTAGTTACCTCTGGTTCTGCGCCATTAAAATTTTTCTTAATAACTTTTAATTGAGATGCTATTTTAAGTTCATCTTCAATTGTTAACAATTTAAATTTAATATTAGTTTTTGATTTAGGTAGTGTAAATTTAAATTCGTTAACGCCTTTTTCAAATTCACTTTCATCAAAATCGCTAACATCAATATCATGTAAATCTATTTTATGAATTTGAGAAGCATCGCAACTTGGACATTTAGTCGTCGGAGAATATTCATTTGAATATAATAATATTCTAGCTGCAATTATTAATGCGCTTTTATCAATGCTTAATAATGTATTATAATCTATATTTTTATTAACAATTAATGATTTTAATAACTCATCAATAACAATTCCTTTGTTGATTAAATTTTTTGATGTTAGAATATCTTCATGTTTAGCAGTAGGTAAAAATAATTCTATAGTACCTTTTGATAATGGATTATCTTCATTATAAAATATACCTTTTGATGGTAATTCTATTATTTCGGTTGGGTATGACATATATAAACCTCTTAATAATTAAATAACATTTATTTATAAATAACCAATTTAATTCTAAATTTATATTCTTTTTAATTTAATTTAATATATTTTAAAAATTTAATTCTGATATATTACTATTGATATCATAAATAAATTCTTCTACAACTTCAGCTGCAGCTTCTAAATCATTTATTGCTGTATCTAATTCATCTGTATATTTATCCGGATTTTTCATATATTTATTTAAAACAACATCAAATTTTTTATAATATTTATCAAATGCAGCTGCTTTATTTGCAAGTGTTTGATTTAATTTTACAAATTTTGAACTTATAGTTTGACAATTTTTAAAAGAATTTTTGAACTCTTTAACTAAATTATTATCAACTGCTTCATTTAATCTGTTTGATGATTCAATTAAATTTTTAATTTTATTAAGTTTTACTATAGTTTCTTTTTTTGATAGTGACATATTTTAATCCGTTATTTTAATCCGTTATTTTAATTAAAAATCTAATGATGAAGCTAATTTTTTTATAATATTTAAGTTTTTATTCATAACGTTTGCTTTCCAATATCGATTTAATTCTGTTAATTTTTTTCAAAGTTTGTTTTAATGTATAGCTGCGCATTGAGTCCTCTATTTTATATTTTGTAATTGTGATTTTGCAGTCGAGACAGTGTCATATGATAAAGACGCTGCTACTTTTTTTAACGCGGCTAAAACTTCATCTGGATGCGTCTTATATTTTTTAATAGCAATATCCATAAATTCCATAATTTTACTAGATTTAAGATCTAAACCTTTTAAAGAAGCTTCATTTAAATTACTTTTTAATAAAGATTTAACTTTTTTTAAAGTCTTTTTTAGCTGTAGTTTGTTCATTACGCTATCCAATAATTTGTTTTTAAATAAATATATCATTATTTAATTTTTAGCGAAGTTTTTAGTTTATTTATTACTTCAGAAAGATTATTTTTGATATCATATTCCCAGAATCTAAGTAATGGAATATTATTGTTTAATGCTACTTTATTTTTAATATTGTCATGTTCAATAGTATGAATTTGAATTTCACTTATAGGAGAATAAAACTCTGGGTTGCAATGATACCAATCTCCATCAACTTCAATTATAATACCATAATCAGTCAAATAAAAGTCATAATTATATCCATCGACATCATATTGATAAATGTAATTTAAATTTAAATCGATTAATATTGTTTCAAACATATATTCTAAATTAGTTTTATGTTTTCTCTGATTCTTTTTCATCCACTCAGTCATGCGCATACGAGCAGCAATTTTATTATCTTCAACATCCCAATATTTTTTTACGGATTTTTTATGCTTTTCAATATGTTCTTTTGTATGTTTTCTACCAGTTAATTTATCACTAATGCGTTTATTTCTATCTGCATTTTTAGCATTTTCTAATAATTTGTTTGTTCCATCTTCATTTTCATAATGCTTTAAAAATTCTTCGCCTTTTAACCCAGCGTTCCATACTGTTATTTCTTTAGATTTAAATTTTTCTCTACGAACTTCTGCTGATTTATCTATTGCTTTTTGGTTATGACCCCAATTGTTTTTAATCCGCGCTATATGACCTTGCTTATATTTACTAAATCCATATTGTCCATGAAATTTAGTATATTCACCACAACCACATGCACAAGTTGGATGTATACCATTTAGATATTTGTTAATATATTGCTGTTCTAATGTAATACCATGAGTTCGTTTTAGATGGCGTTGTAAACCTATTTCGGTTTTAAAATCGGAGTTGCATATTTCACATTTAAACATAAAAAATCCCTATATCGTTTTATATAAATATAAGGATTTCGTCTAAACTTATAGTTCGAATGCGCTATTCATCAATAATTCAATAATGCATAATCATATCTAATTGTTAAAGTTATATTTAACAAACCTTCAGATTTCCAATCATATTTTCCAAAATCTGGATTAGTAATCCATGCGCCCTTTAATATCCATTCTTCTACGATATCACCAGCCGGACCTAATGCGTTTAATCTTATTTCTCTTTTATAAAAATCACTATATCCCATTCTACCAGTAACTGCTTCATAGCAAGAGCGAATCCAATTCATAACAGCTTGAGTACCTGATGTATCTATTGGGTCATATAATTCAACACTCATAGTTTGCCATTTAGGTTTACCTGCTACATACCAAGTAGAATTCATATGAGGCATTTCAACTTCGCCAATTTGTATTTTAGGTCTATCAGCTGCTTGGATAATATATGAAGGAATATCATCTACATACATGATAAATCTATTTACTTGTTTAGGTTCAAATTTTAAAGGAAATATTTCATTGTTATCTAATATTGCCATTTTACATCTCCAACATTAATTTATATATAAATATTACTAATTTCAAAATTATTACATTTATACACAAAAAAACCGCGCAATTGTTAATTAAATTTAAAATTAAATATTAAAATGAAAATCATTTTTATTTAACCCTAATTTACTAATTGTTGCCTTAGCACGTTTTTCTATTTCTGCTGCTTCTTCGGGGCCTGCATATTCTGCATAATATTCATAATTATTTGCTAATGTATCAATATCATCGGCTGCAGCTCTACCCTTTGCTTTAATTACAAATTGTTTTAGCCAACTTGCATATTTTTTATCTTCTGCAGTATGACTATTCATCTCATCATGTAACGTAGCACATGCATCAAAATAATCCATCATTAATTGTTTTGGATTTGTTGGAACTTTATATTTTTTTCCATTTTTAAAAACAAATACGGTTGGGTCTGCAACTGGCGCTGCTTCTTTTAATGATTTAGATTTTTTAATCATTTTTGTAATTTCTTCTTTAATAAGGTTTCGTAATTCGTGCTTTGTCATTTATAACTCCAGTTTTATTTATTAATTTATTAATTTATTAATAAATATTAAATAAAAAAAATCTCTCAATTGAGAGATTTTAAATATGTTAACTAAAAGTTACGCCAGTAGGTTGTAAGTTAAATCCAATTTGAATAAATTCGCCAGCTTTTGTAGGTTGTAAATATATTTGACCAATGATGTAATTTCTATCTATAACATCGGGCGTATTATTAGTTTCATCCATAACAACTCTAAACGCATAAACACCTTGACGAGATTTTACATTTTCAAAATATGGATTAACAGCTGCTAAAAATGCATTACGAGTTTTATTAGTATTTGGGTCAAAAACAATTAGTCTTCCAACTTTAGATACATATTTTTTAGCTGCAATTAATAATCTTCTAACATTTATTCTATCTAAAGAACTAGCTTTTTTCTGACATGTTTTTTGACCTTGTGCACTTATTCCTTGAGCAGGAAATTTAGCAATAGGATTTACTCTACCATTATACAATGTATCTCTATCATCCTGACTTAATGTACGTTTAACATCAGTTACATCAAGACCCCCTCTAGTTAAACCAGCAGGAGCATACCATTCAGCGCCAACTTTATCATTAAATGCATACACCGATGGTATTATAACAGAAGGCGGAATCCATAAATTTTTAATCTTTCCATTATTTACAGTTGATATTTTAACCCATGGATAATATGTACCAACATAATTATTATCTATTGACTCTACATTCGATAATACGGTTGATATACTATCATCTAATTTACTAGAATCAAATATATAAAATACATCAGCTCTATTCTGTACCATTTGCATTGCATATGAAGTAACTGATGTATGTGTGCCATGTAATAATCCAGGAATAGCTAATAAATTAATATCATGCTCATCTTTATTAGATAATGAATCAATTGCTTTTTTAAATGATACAGTACCGGTAGATGTACTAGTAGAACAATCAAACCCAAATACGTTAGTACTTGAAATATCTCCACCGTAATTTTTTGTTATATATGGAGCAATACCATCAAAGCCACCTTGAAATACTACTTCAAATTTTTTCATTTCTGCGGGAACGCCTGATTCATATAAATATTTTCTTGGAGTAATTCCAGATGATACATGAGTTTGGTAATTAGATAAATTAATTCCACCGCTAACAATTAAATTTGTATTAACTTGTAATGGCGCAGGAAGTTGTTGTGCATCTATTTTTGTTAAATCAATTCCCCATGCAATCGATGAATCATATACATCAGCAGTACCTTGTTGTGCAATAAATAAATTGCCAGCATATACACTACCACTTATAGGTGCACTATATGCAGTATGACCAAACGGATATACATTATATGGCATTTTATCTATATTTGTACTCGATACTACTCTAATATATTTTGATTTATTTTCATAATCACCAGTTGTAACAATTCTACCAGTAGAATCAATAGTTATAACTCTATCACCAATTCTATTTAATATATAATTAGAACTAGCTGGGTCCAAGTTTAATCCAGAATATGATTCTAATACATTATTTGTAACATAATCTTTAACAATCACATTAAATGTACTATAAATTTCTGGGTCTGTCGAAATAGTAACAGAATCAATTAATATTTTATATAATTTATTTGCACTAGTTCCATGGTCTATAGTTTCAAACTTAAATAAATTATATGCTTCGCTACCAATCATCTGTGAAGTTATCCATGGCGTTTCTGCATTAGAATAAATGCCCATTAAAAATGTACCAATTGATGATGTAGTTAAAGTTCTAGAACTTCCACTATAAAATGAATCAGTGAATGTTTTATAATTTTTATATACATATAATTGACTAGCTAATCCAGTGCCAGCTGTTTGGTATGGATTTGTACCAAATACTTTTTCAATATACATCGATGATGCAGGATTTAATGACGCGGTAACGCCAATTCCACCAGATGTTATAATAAAATCACCCGAGCCAGTATTATATGAACTTAATGTTATAGCTCCAGCTACACCGGCTGAACTTTTTGCTAATGCAAATGCAGAATCAGTTATAGACCCGCTTGATAATTGAAAATTAAAAACTTCATTACTACCTGACCAATTATTTTCATATAAAACTCTAACGACTTTAGCACCGCCTGCATAGCTTAAATATTTAGTTACAGCTGGAGCTAAATAATCATTTTCATTTGACCCAAATACAGTATAAAACTCAGATGGAGAAGAAATGTCAACTGGTAAAAAAGCAGGACCTTTTTCAGCAGTTCCGATAAATGCTCCAACAGTTAGCGTCGTTCCAGGCGTTATATACGAATTATCAGATTCATATGTATATACTCCAGGACTTAATATTTTTTCCATTTAATACCTCATAATTAATTATAATTTAATAAATTCATATGATTCAACGTCTATAGTGCCGCGTCCATATTTAGTTTGTAGTTTAGCTAAAAAATCAGCTTCTTTTTGTTTTACCATTAAAAACTCTTTATGTAATTTCTTATATTCAGCTTCAAGTTTTTCTAGATTACTCTGTGTTAAAATTTTATTTAATTCTACATCACCAATTAAATATGTTAATCTAGACATATCAGTTTTAATTTCTTGAATTAAATCAACTTCGCTTTGTTCTAATTTAGCATTCATTAATAACTCCTAATATTTAATAACTCATTATTTATTTTATCTAATTCAAGCTGTGATAAATCATAATTAGAATTTAATATAGAATTAAGCGTCTTTAAGTTAAATGACGGATTAGTACTAAAATTATCTTCTATTAAATTTTTGCTTGACATTATACATTCTTTATTTATAAAATTTTTATCATATTTTAATTCTATAATTACTTCTTTAGAAATTGAATAACTTGAACATAATTCACTTAATAATAATATAGTCGATATGAATTGTTTTCGCGTATATGGCGCCCAATAATCAAAATTAAAATAATTATATTCAAATATAAATTGCCCGTCATATTGTATTTTTTTATTATACCAATAATACTTATCATTTATTAAATATAATGGACCTTCATTAATTAATCCGATTACTATATTTTTAGAATTTTCTAATTCTGAAAATTTTAATCCGATTGCATATGTATAATATTTATCTGATATAATATTATATACTTTTCCAGATTTATCTATTAAATAATGTGGAACTATATTTTTAAATTTATTTATAGTTGTTACAGCTGAAGTATAATTATTAGATAATATATCAGTTAAAATAATTCTACTTTTAACTGAAGTTTTTCTAACGTATTTATTTGTAACACTATTTTTATAAATTATTTTCATTTAATACAATATAAATTATTTAATATAAATATATTGTAAAAAACGATTATTTCTTTTTATATAGATTCTGAAGGAGTAATTTCAATTATTTCTCCATTTTCTAATGATAAACCAAATGAATTTTCAGATGATAGAGTGGCTGGGATTTTTTTAGGCATAGGAATTTCGGAAACTTCAACTTCTGCATCAATTATAATAGTCGTGGCTGGATTATATTTAACAACTGTAGGTTCTTTTTTATAAAATTCTGGTAATATAAATCCATTAATATCAATCGAAAATGTAGTTTTAACTACTCTAAAATTATCATTACTCTGTTCAACCTCAGTATTATAGCTAGTTAATTTAGTATAAAAATTTAATTTCCTATCATTCCAATATCTTTTATCATGCATTAAAAACGATTCAATTAAATTATTATTCTGTCTAATAGTTTTAGTAAAAATTATAAATTGATAATTAACCTTAACAAATTTAGGCATTTTTATCGCATATGATTCTTGTGTATTTAATGGATGTCCAAAATATTTTTGTGAACGTGAAGTATTAATTAATATTTTTAAATTACCGTCTAAATCATTAATTGGCATATCGTCACGTGACTCTATAGAATTTCTTTTAAAAATTATAACAGGCAAAATAAGTTGTGAAGATTTTTCATCTCTAAGAAAATTATCTTGCTGAATAGTTTTAAACCTATCTGGACTAGCATAATATAAAGGTACATCAATTTTTTCGTTGTTATCACCTATAACATATAAATCAATATTTTCTTTAATATAATTAATTACTAATTTATCTATATCTTCTATCGATACTGAAAAATTATAATTACTATTATCGCGTGATATTATATCATTATTCATGTATATTTACATATGTTTTATTTGTTAAAAATGCTTCTAATAATATAGAATAATTATAATCAGTTCTACCAGCAACTAATTGATTTTCTACATCATTTGCTACTTCGTAATATTTAGAGTTCCATTCTACTATATCTCCCTTTTGAGGATATATATTTTTTTCTTGTAACATTGTATATAATATAGAAAATTTAATAGACTGTGCAGCATTAATACCTATTTCAGAAATATTAGTTACTTGATTATCACTTTCTATTAAACAATTAATTAATACTCCACTATCATAAAATACATTTATCGATTCTGCATAGATATCATTAGTATTATCATCTATATTTCGTTTATAAATAATAATACTCGTTTCAATTATATCATTTATTAATTCAGAATTAATTCCTTTAATAAATGCTTTATCTCTAGCTGTTAAAAATCTTGACATTATTTATTCTTTATTATTGTTGCTAACTTAATCCAATTATCTGGTAATAATACATATTCTTTTGGAAACACTGTTGCTTTATATACAACATAATTATTAAATTTTAAATATGAATTTTTATATTTTGCATATAAATTACCTGCTAAATTTGCATTTAAATATTTTATTTTTTGTTCTTTTGGTACATTATATTTTTCTATATTTAAATCAATTAATCCAAATTCTATAGAATCATAATGAGGCATTTCAGCAATAATAGTATTACGAATTATAGATTCTAACAATGGTATTTTCTTTTTCAATTTTAACTCAAATAAATATATGATGGATATCCTGAAATTATTTTTTTAAGATTCTCAGATTCTTGGGCTTTCATTTCCAATTGTTTAGCTTTAGTCGTTTCTTCTAAAAATTCTTTTAATTCTTCTTTCAATTTTTCTTTTTCCGTTTCAGCCATCGTACGTAATGAATCTCCGTCTAATGAAACTGCACCATTTGGTATTGGAATGTTTGGAAATTTTGAACGAACAATTCCTAACATTTCTTTACATAATGCTAAAAAGTATCGCTTAATCCAATGTTTTCCTACAGAGTTAATATTAGAATATTGTAAGTTTTGATATGGTACATTATGGTGATCCGATATAACTCCAGTTTTACTTCCATATGTAGTTAAATCTTCTTCATCTTTAATAGTATACGTAAACCATAATGTTTCATCTTCAATCGGTATTGGAAATATACGAACAGTATTATTAATTAATTGAAACCCATAAGTTTTTCTTAACATTAAATCATTTAATTCTATAGCTTGCATTCTTAATGCGTCTTCATATAAAGGTCTTAAAATAAATTTAGTACCACCAACTCCGTTATATAGCCACGCATCTGCAGCATATGCATTTGATTGGTCATAACCGGCTAACCCATAAATTCTATTGGGCGCAGGTATTCTATAATGAAATATTTCTTTTATACGAATAGAACTCGAAACATATTGATTTGCCCATTCATTTAAATCATACAATTGTTTACCAGCATGTAATTGTATAGACCCTGTATGATATGAAACATTTCCACCGACTCCAATATCAGTACCATAATTTTCAGCTATTCTAATTATTTTACCATTTGAATTACGCAATTCAGTACCTGAAATATTACTACCAGTTGGCGAACCTATTAATTCTAACATATTTTGTTTTATATTAAAATTATTAACAGTTGCACCATATTCTGAAACTGATTCTTCAAATGCGGCATAGAATTGTAAATCTGATAATTCTATATCTTGAACGGGATATCCTAATTTATAAGCAGCCCATTTTGCATTAGCTAATGCGTCTCTAACAAAATCGCTATCATTATCATAATATCCATTGGGTGTATTACCAGAAGGATTACTTCCACTTCCAGCCCAAATAATAGGTTGTAAACTCATATCACCTTTTAAATAAAATTATCAATAAAATCTGATGTATCATACATCCCATCTCTATTAGGATGTTTATGGTCTTCGAAATATATTTCGGTTGGTTTATACTCAGATAATTTTTTAATTAATCCTAATATAGCAGATTTAGTCGGAGTACTCCATGTAACGTATAATTGTCGCTTACTCTGTGAAAATATACCACCTATAATAAAATCTGCATCTAATATTAAATCAATTAATTTTGTATTTCCACCTTTTGCTGCGCTTAAAATGTTAGACTTAGTTTTAAATAATTTTAAAGCTGCATCTTCTAAAGATTTAAATTTAAAAACTATTTCACCATGATAATTAATATCATTATATAATTTACCATCTGGTGCTATTATAAATATATTTCTATTATTTAATGCTTCATTTATAATTGTTTTTATCTTTATCATATTCATACTAAATTATTTATATATAAATATTATGCAAATAAAAAAGGGGACTAATTAGTCCCCTAAAAATAATATAAATTATTTTAGTGTTATACCATATCCAAACCAGCAATAACAACTTTACCATAAAATGCACCGTTAATTAATTTCTTAGCATAACGTGTACTTACCATTTTACGTGGTGTAAAGTTATTAGCATCATAGATAGTTGGTGACATAATCATAGGAACATAAGGAGCATAAACGGCACCAGTCTCTAAGAAACTTCCGCCTCTATATCCTAACAATAAAACGTTACTTGTTAAATATGGATTTTTATAAACTTTATATCTTCCAGCAAATGAACCAACTTTACTTACACCGAATGCGAATTCATCTTGAGTACCATCGGTATCAGCAACATATCCAGGAATGCTTTCTAATATTGTACAAACCATTGGAGATGCAACAATGAAATTAGCTCCACCGCGCATTGTTTTTTGGTTAATTATATTAGAGATTTTTTGAATTTTTGTACCTAATGTTTGGAACCATGTTCCTTGAGTATATGCAGTTGCATTAGTTGTTTCAGCAACAAAACCAGTAGTACTTCCACCATATGCATATCCAATTCTTGCTGACCAATATTCAGTCGTATCAGCACCACTAATTAACATATCCAAAATTTCAAGGTCAATTTCAGCACTCATATAATCAGATAGATAAGCAGTTAATTCTGCTTCAGCATCAATCGAATGATATGCACTTAAATCTTGAACCAATTCTGGAGTCCATGTTGATTTCAATTTACGAGTTTCAGCGATGATAGGCTCGCTTCTCATTTCAATATCCAATTCTGGAATATCTAATACAACTGATGAACCTGAAGCAGAAGTATCTTCAAAGTCTCCACGACTATCGGCTGTATTTTGTTTATGATATTTAACTGACCAGTTTGCAGTTGGAGTTAAACCTGCACTTGCAGATACAACGAATGTTACTAATACATTAGTACCTGATAAAGCTCCAGCAGTATGTTCAGCAAAATATGTAACAGCAGCAGGTGTTGAACCGCTTAAAGGTTGGAATGCACGAACTCCTAATAAATTAGCATCACTACCTAATTTTACTGTAACTTTTTTCAATTCACTTGCAGCAGCACTTGCTGATAATTCAGTTTGATATTTAACATCAAACCAGCTAGCAGATGTAATAGTTGCTGTTAATGAACTTGACATAAAATCATTTAATGAATATCCAAATCTACCTGCGCCGTATAAACCACCTGTAGCAGCATCAGTTCTACCAAATAAATTGCCAGTACCACCAAAGATTGAACCATTTTGGCTAAAACCAGGTTGTGTACCTGAACCATATCTAATATCCAAATAATATACAAGACCAGAAGGTAAGTTCATAGGTTGAACAGAAACTAATTCTTTAGCCGATAATCTACCAAACATACGTCTTACTAACGGTAATGCAACCCCACTCCATTGTTCTGTACCTGTACCAGAAATAGTAGATGATTCTGTAATTAATTGGCTAGCTTGGTTTTCTAACAATACGGCCATACCACCAATTTCATGTTCACTTTTAAGACCTTCTAACAAACCAGTCTTTTCCCATTTTTTAACTAATCCTTTAGTTGCCGCAATCAACTGTGATTGTAAAGTATTAGTTTTACCCATTATTTTTTCTAAATTCAATTGTTTCATATTTTCCTCTTAGTGTCTAAATTTATAATTAATTATTTCTTTGTTACGTTTTTTAATTTGAGCTAGCTCTGAAGAATCTTCTGCATTTCCACGTTGTGTACCTTTAACGTTTTTATGTAATGATTCAGCCAATTGTTTTATATTAGCTTTTTGTTTTAATGATTCTACTAAAGTTGTATAAACTAATTTAACTTCTCTAACGTTTTTAGCTCTGTCAAATTGGTCTATGATTTTATTTTTTTGTGATTCACTCAATGAATTCTTTTTAAATAATTTAGATATAAATGCTAATTTAGTATTTAAAATATTTACTTCATTAATCTGAGTGCGTAAAACGTTAATTGTATTATAAGATTCTTTTAATTTACGTTTTAACGAAATATTCTCTGCTTTTAATTCAGCAGTTTTATCTTCTTCTTCCTCTTCTTCCATGTCGTCTGATTCTTTTAATTGAGTTAAAAGATTATCCAATGATTCTAATAGTTCATCATCTTCAGTTGATTCAACATCTTCTTCAGGTTCAGTAATATCATCAATAGGAATAATTTCATCATCAGCTTCTTCATAAGATTCGTCTGATAATTCATCATCTAATTCTTTTAACAATGCGTCATCTTCATCATCCAACATAGGTTCTTCTTCATCTTCCATGCTGTCATCTGATTCTTCAACCACATCTTCATCAGATTCTTCGTCAAACTCAATTTCTTCATCATCTGATTCTGTTGGGTCTTCTGATTCTTCAACTACATCTTCATCATCAAATAATAATTCATCTTTATTAGAATTATCATCTTCTTCAGAATCAACTTCTTCTTGTAGTTGAGCATTAATTTTACTTATAATGGTTGGTGTCATTGCTTCAAGCAACTCTTGTTTAGCTCGAACTAAAGATGCTTGTTTTAACAACTTTGCTTCGGCTAAGGCATTTTCTAAAATACTCATATAAAACTCCGGTTTTTTAATATTGTTCGAATGAAATCATATTTAACAATTTCACATTTAGATAAACTTATTTATAAGTTTAATTCGGTAATATGTTGATTGACATTGTATAAATTTAACAATGTATTATATTATATATATATAATGAAATTTAGATTATTGTGATATTTTTATTTTTTATAAAAAATTGTGAAAATATTATATATAATACTTATAAAAAACACAATATACCACATAATATTCATTGTATTTAAGGCACTCTCTTTCTTTATGTTAGAATATTCTACATTTTCTTTATCAAGTTCTTTTCGTTTTTTATCTATAATTGGTATAATCTTTTCTGCATTATCTACGACAAATTTTAAAACTTTATCATCGCTTATTACTACACTATCAATTTTCTTTTCTAATTCGACAAATTTATTATACAATATTGGCATTAAATCTGCTAATGATGCTTTAACCATCATTCCACCACCATTCTTTATTTGAATTGATGTAATACTATTCAATTGTTCATTTAATACATCAAGTCTTTCATTAATTTCATTAACTGATACTTGTAAACCCGTAAATTCTCTTTTCATATCGGACACCACTGTTGCATGATATTCGCATTTATCATATGAATCCATCATTATTAATCCTATTTAATGATTGTTATTATTGCCGTAATTATACTCACGTAAAACCATTCGTTTTTATATAATGGTTTACTAGTTTCAATAAAAACCTCATTATTTATTTTAATAGTATCTACTTTAAGTATTGTTTTATATGGATAAAACATTTTAACACTATCAAATTCATAATTATTATTATAAATTCTAATTCTCCCAAGTACACCGGTTAAAGAATCCTGCTGTAATTTAAAGTCTGACCAATCTGTTTTAATACTATCTGCAATTGTATAAATTTTTAATGTATCCCATTTAACTGGAATTTTTTTTGCTGCCTTTGATAAATAGATAGTATCTTTAATTATAGTAGTATCAGGCTTACCTGGTAAATATTGTATATCTATTACTTTAGTAGGATATAAGTGTTTATATCCTATGTAAATCATATTTAGTATTATTATAAAAATTGATACATATATAATATATTTTTGCTTCATTACTTATCCTTTTTAAAAAATAATTTTGCAACATCTTCAAAAACTTTTATACCTAATACTAAACCTGTAAATATTAGCAATGTTATATCAGGTTTAAAATCTCCATATTTTATAACGGAATAATTCCAGGTAAATATAAATGTAAAACATGTTAACAACATAAATAATCTAGTACTACTATAACTTCCGTTATTATCTTGAAAAAATTCTAATAGCTTTTTCATACATTAAATCCTGATATAATATCATTTATTAAATTATTAACTTTGTTTATTTTTTTAGTTTTAATTAAAACATTTTCATTTACTTTTTTCATATATGCAAGTTGAGTAGAAGGAGTTGAAACAAAATCCCAACATATTAATTCAAAATCATCTAAAATTTTAGTCGTCGATTCATCAATTTCTTCAACTGAACCTATGCCCCTTGATGAAATTCCTAATAATACATCAGCTGCTAATAAATTTTTAATAATATTTCCAGATGGTGTATTTAATATTTTTACTTTACCGATTATTTCTTGTTTATCATTCCAATCAGCAGAAACTATCATATGGCTAACATTTGATAAATTTATAGTATAACTTTCAGGATGGTCCAACTCTCCTAACGCTCTATTTTCTGATATAACTTTTTTATATTTTTGTAGCTCTCTATCTAATATTTCAAATGGATATATCCTACCATTATGATTTTTAGCATTAGCTCTTTGCATTACACCAGTTAATATTAAATCCGTACCATTATTAATAGATTCTGTTATTAAATTTTTATTTACATTTTCAAATGGAATCCATTCTGTTAATAGTTGTCTTTTCATTCTAATATGCCTTTTATTTTATTTGAAATACGTACTAACTGTTCATTTATTTTAATTAATTTATTTTTAGTACTTTTCCAATATTGGTCAAATGATGTATTATTTTCTTGTTTAAATTTTTTAGTATGATTAACAATTTTTTCTATTTCATTTAATTTATTTTTTACATCTCTAATATTTAAATGTATGGTACTTTTTTCAAGTGATTCTGGTATTAATTCAAATCCGGGCAATGATTTTAAATTTTTACTAGTAATTTTCTTGTGCTGTGCATCTGAAGACGCAAATGCATTTGGAGTTTGATATGCTCCCGCTGCAGCAGAAGTAGATATTTCATTTGTTAATTCCATATTATTATATAATATATTATAAATTAACATTGCCAATGGTTCATCTACTAAATTAGAATTAATTAATGTATCATAATATTCAGAATCCTCAGTTAAGTGGTCCATCGCGATTTCCATAGCTGCATTCGGGTTATCTGAATGTTCTAACTCAACTAATATACCTATTACTAATTGATTAGAATCGAAATCTTTTATAGAAGATTTATCTCCTTTACCACCATTTATAATATCTTCTAATAGTAATCTTAATTTTTGCATAATTAACTCTTTTGTTTTATAGTATCAATTAATTCATATATTTTTAATATTGAAATTAAATGTTCATCTTTTACTGATTTGATGTTTTTTAATTTTTCTGCAGATTCAACTATTTGATTTATTTTTATTTTAGTTACTTTATCAGATTTTAATGTATTTAAATCCGATTGTATAGTTGGTATAATAGATTTAACATATTTTAATAATGTATTTTTATTTTCCACATTATTAATATATTCTTTTATTAAATCAATTTGTTTTGGTAATAATTTATCTGAAAACTTTTCATTATATTTATCAATCATTAAATTAATAACTAATGATTTAGTAGTCGAATCTAAATTTTCAAATAATTGTAATTCATTCGGTTTATTATTTAATATATTTTTATTATTTAAAATTGAATTAATTATACTAAATTTTAAATTTACATTTTCATTTACTGTTTTATTTGTATTTTCATTTGTAAATAATTTATAAATTGACGCTAATAATTTATAATTTGATAATTCATATGAAAATAAATCTTCCATTTTATATGACTGTTTTAATTCTTTTATAATATTATATTTTTCAGTTTGTAATTTATGCTTATTTATCTGTAAAGAATGTATTTTAATTACTTCGTCTATATAATTTATAAACTTAGCTTCGTTTTTAATTTTTGAATCGCTTATTAATTTATATAATTCTAATTCCTTACTTATATACGTAGATTCTTTAAAATATTTCTTTATAATATTTAAAGCAGGACTTTGCGAAGATTTAATTAAATCATTTGTCATTTGTTTAATTAAACATTCAAATATTATAGCAGTATTTTTAAACTTATTGTGTTTTAATTTCATAATTTAAAATCCAAGATTTTATTAATAAATATTATGATGTTTTAATTTAGAAGTTTTTTTAACTTTATATCATATTTTTTTAATTTATTATATAATATAGAGTTTTCAACTGCTAATGGGGAGCCCCCTTTAAACTCAGTCCCGGTGCTAGTATCTATTTCAATTTCTTTCGATTTTTTAATACCAGTCGAATCTTCTCCATATGCACTGTCAGCTGTATCATATGTACTTGTATCAAAATTTGAACCATCTGATTCATCTGAATTTTCTTGTGGATTTTCTGATTCATTTGATAATGATTGATATTTAGCTTCACGTTTTAAATCCTTTATTAATAATTCTCTCTGTAAATTTTTATCATGGTCAGTCATATTAAATATGTTCTCATATATCCAATCACTTGATATTAAATTAGTTTCCTTTATTGATTTAGCTAAATCAATTTTTTTATTCCACGTTTCTAATTTTTCTTGTTCATATATAGATGATGGTTTAATTAAATTAACTTTTATATCTAAAATTTCATTTAATTCAATTCCCTGTGCATATAAATGTATTATACCTAAATTTAATAATTCATGTTCAACTATTCTTTGTATTCTTTCAATAGTTTTAGTAAATCTTAAATCTTCTTGAGCTAATGTTGCTTTACCAGATACAGCCTCATCAAATGTTAAAAATGCTTTAGGTATTCTTAATGCAGCTAACATTTTATTTTTTAAATAATTTATATCTTCTATAGCATTATATTCTAGTCCGCCTAGTGTTTCTATTGCTGTACCACTGTCATTTCCTCTAACCGGTATAAAGAAATCTTCTTGTAAATTTTCCATATTATACATTAAATTATAATCACCGGTCGTATTATCAACAAATGGTACTTTTTTAATTTTATTTATAAATTCTTGCATGAAATATTTTACTTCAGTTGCAGGTAAATTACCAGTATCAACTTTAAATATTCTTTTTTGTGGAGCTCTCATGATACGATGAATTAACATTGCATCTTCCATCAATGATAGCTGTTTCCATATTTTACGTGCAGGTTCAATCATTGATTTACCATATGGTAAAAAATTACTATCAGTAATTAATCTTAAATGACACATTTCATAAGATTCGTACGTACCTTTTAATATTGAAGAATCTGATACTACAAATTTTACTTCATTTGTTTTATATGGATTTTCAGTACGTGTGACATAATAAGTAGATATAGGATTAACGTTAACAATTCCATATCCATCTGCAATATCCAATTTTAAATACCAATCGCCATATTTAACTAAGTTTCTAATCCAATGAAATAAATTAAATTCTATATTTAAAATATCGTAATAAAAATTTTCTAATATACTTTTAATTTTTTCATTGCTAGTTGATATTTTTAACATATTTCCAAATTCATCTTTGCTCGTGCATTCTTCTGCATATAGATCACAAGCGGATGCAATGATTGGATCCAAATCCATTAACTCATAATCATTAAATAATGATATTCTTTGAGTATTTAATCCACCAGTATACCCTGTATTTATATATGAATTTAATGTACTATATACACCAGCAAACGTTCTATTAAGATAATTAGTAGGTGTATTTGCCATAGCTTGATTATTATATACATCTATTAATTTTAATGAATTGTTATTTACATTTCTTAATACTACTCCACCATTATATATTGATTTTAATTTATTAAAAATATTGTTTGCCATTATTTCACCGCATAATTTAATTTTACAATAAACGACTGTTTAATATTAATACCATTTTGTAATAAATACTGAACAGCATTTTTATATTTTATCTTTTGTTTTTGACTTGGAGAATCTGTTAAGTTATCTAGCATGTCGCACAATTTAACCTCAAAGGCCGTTAATGATAATTTAGCTAATTTATATAAATATATTTGATAATCAGTATCTTTTTCATGTGATAAAAGTTTAACTAAAGCTACCATCTTATCGCCAAATTTTGATTTAATTGCATTTAATATTTTATCTTTATTTTTACCATCTTCATATGTATCATGTAATAATGCTAAAATTTGTTGGTCTTTATTCAATCCCATTTCTTTAGCTATTTGATACGTTCTAAAAGGATGGATGTAATATGGTGCATTTGAAGATTTTCTATATTGGCCTGCGTGCACTGACATAGCTATATCTTTAGCTATGTCAACTAATGAAATTTCTTTTAACATAATTACATCTAAATTTATTAATAATAAATATTTATATTCCTGAAATATCTTCAGTAAAGTTGCCGTATCTTATAATATTTTTTTTCATATAATCACGTTTATATTTATCTTCAATTGTATTATAACTAACCATAATACTCGATAATAATTGTTTATTAACTTCATTCATATTAGCAGATTTTAATATAGAAATATCTCTTACGTACAATCCAATTGACATAGCTAAAACTAAATCGTCATTATATCCGCTCATTGCTTGAGCCTTTCCATTTTGCCAAACAAATACTTTCATTTGATTTAATAATCGTGAAGATCTTATTTTAACATATTCATTCTCAAAATTAATAATCATTTTATCAATACATAATGGACGAGTCGCAGCAGACATCGTGAAACCTGGCACCGATTTCTTTTTATCATTAGTTTTATATTTTGATTCATCACGATATTTCATATTATCAGTTGAATAAAATAAATTTTTAGTACCACGGTCTAATATAGATTGAACAGTTGCCCATCCAATACCAGTATTTTCAGGTATTACAATTGCATCATTATATATAGTTGCATAATTAATACATAAATTTGCTAGTTGTGTAGTTGAAATTTTACCAGAATACTCAGCAACTTGTTCCATTTCATCTATATCAATTATATGTATAGCAGATGAATCATTTGCATCTCCTCGAGCTGTATCTGCTGCTAATAAATATCTATGGCCTTCTTCTGGAAATTTCCATATCCACATATCTTTATTTATTAACGGTTTTTCAATAGGTTCTTGTTGATATTTTGAAATATATTCTTCAAGTTTTTCACCATCAAATACAGCATCACCGGTACTTAAAAATGAACAATCACATTCTTGTTTTGCATTTCGTGCACCTAATTCGATATCTTGTTGTCTTCTCCATTTTTCGTCTCTTTCTGGATGGACTTGCCATGGTAATTCAATTCCACAAAAATCATTTTTATTTGCTTCTGCGTCGACCCAAGTTCTATGAAATAAATTTCCAACTCCATTTGGAGTTGATAGCATTATAATAGTACCACCAGTTGAAACTGTAGGTTGTATAGCAGCCCATAATTGGTCAACATTTGGAACGAACCCACATTCGTCTATTAGAAAAACTGAAATCGCTTCAGACCTACCTTCGTCCGACGATGAAGAACCGGCCGAAATAGATGAACCATTTGAATATTTCATATTTAATTTATTATCTTCTACACATTCGGGCTTTAACCAAGAAGGAAGATTTGCGTGCATTAGTCTAACTTTATCCACTAAATTTTTTGCTACTTTGGTTTTAGTTGCAACCGTGTATATTGATTTATATTCATTAAATATCATGTACCATAATGAATATGCAGCAGTTAATGTAGATATACCCAATTGTCTAGATTTTAATATTATTACTCTATTATTATTTCTAAGTTTAGTTAATGTTTCTTCTTGAAAAGGATATAATTCAAAAGGTATTAATCCACGCTTTGGATGTTTAATTTTACAATATTTTTTAATAAAATATACTGGGTCCAATGCGCATGCTAAATATTCCTTTTTAATCAATGATTTAACATCAGTTTCATCATATGTTTGAACCAACTTATTTTGAGTAGTCGACATATATAATTTCACCAGTTTGTTCTAATTCGTCATTAACTTCTTTTAATAATTCTTCCAACTTTATTTTTTCTGATTGTAAATATTCTTCAATTTCTGCTTTACTTTCATTATTCCATTTTTCCATTTCCCCCTCTTGATTAACATGGGTTATAATAGAACTAATACCATTGCTAATTATAAGATTAACTTCATCTAACATTTCTACTATAAATGATTTCTTATTTAATAATATTTTTTGTTGTTCATATATTTGCCATTTACCAGAAATTCTTAATGAATCTTCAATTTTAATTGCACATTCAAAACAAACTCCGTGCATATAATACATTTTATCATCTAATTTACTAGTCATGATATGATTACATTTTGAACAAAATAATGGCATTTGAGTTTCATTAGGTTCTAAAAATTTTGCATTTATTTTTATTCCATTTCTATAAAAATATCTTTTACCATCTTCTATAAAAATTTCACGAAGTACTCCATCTTTATCTTTAATTACATCGACTACTTCTTTTTTAACTTCTGACTTATTATATCCACCAAATGTTATAACAGGTTTCTCTCCATTTAATATGGATTTAATTCTTTTTGGATAAATTACTGACATATAACCTCTTATCTTTTAAATTTTAAATAACCTAATAGCTGGTTAAGGGGAGCAAACACTCCAGTTGCTTTGTATAGCTGGCCTTTATACATAAAAGTAATACCTTCAATTGGTACTACGTTTTCAAACCCACCTAATAAATTAATTTTATTTATTAATGTATTAATTTTATTAACATCTATAACATCAGTTGACGTTTTTAAATCTTGCATCGTTTTATCAATATCAGCTCTCATTTTATTATACGAATCGGCTGGATTAACTGCTAAATAATCTTTTACATTTTTTAGTAATTCAACTCCCCACTCTAATATTAATAATTCAAACGGTTCTAAATTTTCTTTAAGTTGTTTAACATAATTAACTTTATCATATTCCTTAATCCAATTTAACATTTCTTCATTTTCAACCAATGATTTAAATTGTGTTAATGATACTGATTTATCTCCGTATACCCATCTATTTAATAATGCGTTTTTAGCTTTCGAATTTAGATAATATTTATATATATTTTCAGCTTTACTAATAATATCATCCCATATACAATAATGATATTTAATTATTTTATCGTTCCAACTTAATTTAAATTTATTTCTTAATTTATTTAATTTATCTATAAAATATGCTCTCTTTTTTGAATAATCGGCTGATTTATTTAAAGTAACATTTCC